ACTTTCAATATTTGACGAATCGTATTTAGTCGCCAAGGCGGTTTTATCTGCTTTCACAAGCAGAGCGTTGTAAACTGCTCCACTTGTGAGATAGCACGGGCTATTATTTTTGGGTTCACTGTCAAACGGCATTGAATTGAGCTTTTGGGCAAGTTTCTCATTTGTTTTTTCTCGTGTATATGCGTCCGTAATTCCGTAGCCTGCAAGCGTTGTTGCCTTATTTGCCTTGTTATTTATAATAGCTGTAAGAACTTTGTTCTGTACAGGATTAACGCTCTTAGCATCCAGTGCAGTATCGGTAAGCACAGCTCCACTCTCGGTCAGAGCAATGACACGGGACAATATGTCTAATAATTCGGGATAATAGTCAGAGGTAGTAATATCACCGTCATAATCGCTGTGGGTGTTAATTACAAACGGCTGTGTAGAGTAGGTACGAGTACCGTCTGTAAGCACAATTTTAGCAACCGTTCTGCCGGCGGATGAAAGCATAGCCTTATCTGTAGTTACAGTAACAATATTTTTTGCTACTGTAGCATTTACAGCAAAATAGTTATTATTGTTTTTTCCCTTGCATACAGCTTTTGCACCAGTTGCATCATAAGCCTCGCCGTCAGCAGTAAGAGTTATTAATATCTTTCTGCCAATGTCATATTGCCCTGCTGAGATTACTACGGGAGTTGCCTGACAATTTAAATCAAGCGTAATTTTAGCAACATATTCATTCATCGGCGTGCTCCTTTTCCGTTGTTGTAGCCTCGCCTGTGAGTTCTGCGATTACCTGTGATTTGATGTCAACAAACACTGATGACATTATGCCGTCAATAAGACTGGCTGGAAAGCCGTATTTACTTACAATTGCATTAACAGCGGCAATAAGTTCTGAACGAGCTGATTGTAATGCTAATGGACTAAGTTTCGTCTGCATTTTTATCCTCCTTTGAGTGAATTTCTTCAGACCGTTCTGCCGGTCTTGATTTATCCGTTTCGGCAATTTCCTTCGTATTGATTATGTAATCCATTTTAATTACCTCCTAAGCAGTTAACGATTGAAGAATGCCATTTTTGAAGGTCATTTTAAACTCTTTCCAAGTTGCTGCTGTACCATTGCTGTTAAATGATGTTACATAATAACCCGAAAAAGTGTCTGTAATAGAGCCGCCTTTAAAGCCCCAATCATTCAAAATAGCGTTGTGTAAATAATGATTCCGCAAGTTAAGGTCACAACCTGTGTGTAACTGATTGGCTTCAAGCGAACCGATTTTTTGAGCGGCATATGTAAAAATAAGAGTGTATGAAGAATCAGTTGATTTCATACGATAACACCAATCCATAAATGCCGAACCGTTTTCAAGGTTAAACGAAAGGTCACGCTTTGAAGTATCAGAAGCATAACAACCGGTACCTATGTAACCTACCTTAGTGCCTCTGTAGTAGAAATCTTGACCTACCGAATTTAACGACATTAGCTTTTTGCCGTTATTATCAAAAATATCATGTCCTGTTGATGACAAACTCATCAGCTTTGTATTTTGAGAGTTATATATATTTAGTTGTGCGTTTTCAAACTGTATGCGTTCAGAGATATTATTCCACGCTATTCGCACATCACTTGCAGACTGTTGAAGTAGAGTGCTCCAACGTTCTGAACCGACAACCTTGTTAACTTCAAAAAATAATCCCTCAGCGGTTTGCGTAATGACTGAGCTATTGAGCGAACTTGCCCACGAATCAGAGACATGGAGAACGGTTGTGTCTAAGTCCTGCTTAATCTCGTTGACCTTATTATGGTCGTGCAAAGTTTGTGCATCAAGAGCCGTTACTTTGTTTTGCAATGTCTGTAACTTGCCCGTTACTTTGGCAGGTACAGTCGATAAAGTAACCGTGTTAAGCGTTGCATCGGCAGGGTATTCTTTAATCTCTACAATGCGGTGGTTAATCCTTGTCTTGCGTTTACGGTCAATCAGAGTAACCACATCGTATAAATCAAAGGCAAGCACATCACCGTATGTGTCGGGCAATGTTTTTGCAAGGTCAATAACCTTAGCTGTGTAGGATTGCTCCGGCACAGCAAGCACGGCAAGTTTTGCTTTTGCATCGTCAAGCAAAGTTTGCTTGTTTGTATAGCGTTCGTCTCGCCATATAGCTGATATGACCTTGTCGGTATAGCTATGATTTTCAATGTAATTTTTGCCATTGTTTAGGCTGGCTATACTTAAATTATCTTTACCGTATGGATAAATTCTTGTAACCAAACTTGTGGTACTGCCTTTGTAAGTCATATCGCTCAAATTAAGCTCATCGGTAAAGTAAGTGCCTGTCGGCTCGGTGTTGTTGTACGGCTTGATGCAGTAAATAACCTTGTTAATTGTGTCAAAACGATAGCGAGTGTTATACGCCGTCGAGTTTTGGCAATAATTGAGGATGTCAAGCGTGGTTACATCAGTCAGCTCAAGGGTGCGGCGAGCGGCTACGAGGTCGGCATCAACAACAGTCCAACCTGTGCCTTTTAAAATCTCCGAGCATACGCTTGAAAAGCTAACGGTGCTCTTATTATAGGTCGGATAAACATTATAGTTGAGTCCCGTGAGGTCAAGCTCACAAGTAATGGTGCTTACCGTTTTACGCTCATTGATGCCGTTTATAAGATAACGCTGTCCGTCATACTCAACTGAGCCGTACAAGGCAAAGTATCTGTACAACTCATGGTCAGGCGATATATCAAACTGTAATGACATCAAACCGTCCTCTGAACGAGTACGAAAAAAGGTATTATCAATGTCACGATGCACCTTAATATCATCACCGTAAAATACCTTTAAAAACATCTTAAACACCTCCTAAACTAAATGTAAATCGGTGTGTAAGACACCGTTATGCTGACATCAGATGCAGACGATGTTATCTGATTTTTGCCCGGTTGCAGAACAGGGAAATCAATCAAATCACTGTCGCCAAACTTATTTTTGCCGTCTGCAGTAATTAATCCTGACACGCTGTCGATTACTATTTTTGTACCGACTGTTATATTTTTGATAGTAACTCCCTGCAAAATTACCTCAGATTTTGTATTAGCATACACAGCTGTAATTATGGGTAGTGTAGCCGTGTTTGACTTGCAAATCATATAGCTGTTTGCTTTTATAATCTCACTGATAGGCTTTGCGTGACGAACAGCATTAAATGTATATGTAACATCATGCTCACCACTGCTATCAAAAGTTGCGGCGGCAATGCTGTTGACAATTGCCGTATAAATAAATCCGTCAGGGAGAGAAATTTCAACTACCTTGCCTACCAACAATCCCTCAAATGCGGTTATATTTTCGGTTGCTATTGCAAGGCGGTCTGATACCGTCAAATCTTTTGCATTGTCACCAAAATAGTGAGGGTAAAAAGTCAAGGTCAAAGACAAAGTCCTTGTGCCGGGGACAGCCGAAAACAAGGTTGGTGCAATCAAAATACTGCGAGAGGCAGAAAGGTTATTCGTAACGGTTGTACCGCTGACCGAATAGCTTTGTAAACGGGCATTATATGCCGAAACATCAACACCGTTAATTGTCATTTCATTAAGCATTATCTATCCTCCCATGCAAGTTCTTCGGAAACATACGGAGTAAGGGCAACCGCTGTTTCTCTGCCGTCAATGTTGATTGAGGTGTGTATGTCACCGCTAAGTTTATACTTACGCTCGTTATCATCGCTCATCAGCTCGACATTGTGGTTGACATCAGCGGTAAATTTGGATCTAAGCATTGACTGTCCTGCAGACACAGCCGCCCTCATCTTGCTGACTAAACCGTCAGCTGAAACACCTGCCTGCATACGCTCGGTAAATGTGGATGCCACCGTGTCCGCCTGCTTATAAAGTTTTGGAGCTTCGGCATCAAGTCCGTTTTCACCGCCTTCAAGTGTGTAGCCGAAAATCTTTTTAAACACTTTTGAGGGGGAGTGTTCATCAAACATTTTCTTGAAAATATTGATAACACTGCCTGAAATTTCTGAGGCCTTAGAATAAAGCGAATCCTGTTTTTCTGATAAACCAGTTTCCGCTCCTTCCATAGCATCTATAAAGCTTTGTTTAGTGTCTTCATCAAGGTTATCAAACGCTCCTAAAAATGCAGAATTTATTCCTTTAGCTTTTGTATCTGTTTCTCCGGTATATTGTTCATACAAACCCATTAAAGATAGAAATGCAACCAACTGATCTTGGTATTTTTCATCAGATAAAGCCTTGCCTTGTTTGTTTCTTATTTCACCGAGTTCTTTGCTGTACCTTGCATTTTCTTCTTCTTCGGCTTTTTCTTTGATTCTAAGTGCAGTGCCTGCCATAAGAGATTTTTGAGTATCAGTTAAATTTTTGTTGCTTATTTTATAAAGTTCAGTATTATAATTACTTGCTATATCAATAAGTTTTTGTTTATGCGTTTGCTCGGCATCACTTTCATCTTGATTTAATTCTTTTAAATCTTTAGTTGTACTTTTCAACGCTTCTGCACGATTATAATAACCGTCTTTAATAATTTTAAGAGTATCCCCAGCCTCTTTATTAGCTGCACTAACAGCTTGCTGATAGCTTGCTTCTGCGGCTTTAACATCAGCATCATGTTCTTTCTGCGAATAATCACTATCCGTTTTCAACCTCAAATCAAGCAAGGCTACTTCTTCGGTATATTGCTCGTATGCTTTATCAATTACTGTTGTACGAGTTTCTTCGGCAGAGTTGGTAAGTTTTTGTGCTCTTTGAGTATATTCTTCAAGCGATAAATCAGATGCTTCATTTAGAGCTTTAGCCTGAGTTGTAACAACCCCTTGCTTTGCTTCTTCAATAGCAAGTTCTTGATCCGCAAGTTCGTGCATTTTGGCGAAAAGGTCTTCAAGTCTTTGAATTTCACCGCCGGTTAATTCTTTTCGATTTTCCGAGGCAGTTTTACAAATCTCTGTAATTTCGGATTGAACATTGTCCATATTTTCGGACAACTTTTGTTTTTCATCATCGGAAATAATGATGCTTTCATTGAAGTTATCAAAGATACTGCCTGAACCTTCAATCTTACTCATAAAATCGCCAAACTTTGAACCTATATCCTCATATGACGAACCAAGATTGTCGTTTGCCGACTGTAAATTAGTCTCCGCACTTGCAAGATCGTCCGTTGATTGAGTTGCATCACCGTTAGCGGCAGAAAACGCAATAATGCCTGCTGTCAAAGCTGTAATACCTGTCAAGATAAGCACGGCAGGATTAAGTGACATTGCCATATTCCACGCATATTGTGCAGCTGTTGCGAGCGTGATTTCACCTGTTAATGCACCGACTGCTATTTGTTTAAGCGTTATAGTGCCAAGTGATGCAGCTTCGGCAAGGCTCTCCGCTGTTACAGATGCGGCATGTGATTTAACGAGAGCTGTGATAGACGAGATGATTTTCCAAGCTTTCCACGCCGTGATTGCTGTAGTAACAATAGGCAAGAGTATATTGAGGTTGTCGGCAATCAAGTCAATAGCTTTTGCAAGCGGTGGTATAACCACTTTTGCAATGTTAGTAATAGTTTTGCCGAGGTTAATCAATATGGTTTTAACTGTATTGATAGCTTTTTTAAGACCGCCATTTTCAAAGGATTTTTTGATAGTGTTAATTGCCTCTTTAACGGGGGTTTGCAGTTCTTTTGGCAGGAGCTTAACTAAGTTTTTAGTTAAAGCATCTACGATACTTTTTGCCGCAGACAGTAGATCGGGAGCACGGTCACTTATGCCTTTAACCAATGTTTTTACGATATTTATAGCCGCTTTAACAAGTTTTGATGAGTTATTTGCAATACCATTAACGAATGCCTGTAAAAATGACATAGCTGCATCAATCATCTTAGGTGCGGCTTCAACAGCTTTTGTTGCAAGCTCACCGAAAATAGAGCCTGCTTCTTCAATCATTCCCGACAAGCCACCTTCGGTAAACGCCGTGGTTAACCTATTGACATAGTTCTGAGCTTCCTTTGCGGCATCGGTCAGAGGTTCGGACATACTTTCGTATATTTCTATACCCAAGCCTTCAAGCCCTGATTTAAGAATCGTAATCTGTCCCTGCAGATTGTTCTGCATCGTATCAGCCATTTTTTGAGCTGAGCCGTCTGCATTATCAATGTTTTTAACAAGGCTGTTGAAATCCTTATCACTCGCATTGATGATAGCAAGCATACCCGACATAGCCTCTTTGCCGAAGAGAGTACTTGCAGCGGCTGTTTGTTCTGTTTCGGATAAACCGCTAAACTTTGTTCTAAGTTCTTTGATAACATCAATTAAAGGTAATGCTTCGCCATTTGCATCGGTCATACTTATTTTATATCTTTTCATGACCTCTGCCATTGCATCGGTAGGTGACGCAAGGTTTGACAGAGCAGTTTTTAAGCTTGTACCTGCCATACTGCCCTTAACACTCGCATTAGCCATAAGTCCGAGTGCAACGGACACATCCTCAACACTATAGTGCATCGCACCCGCAAGAGGGGCTACATATTTAAAACTCTCACCAAGCATTGACACATTAGTATTTGCAGAACTTGATGCTTTAGCAAGGACATCGGCAAAATGGGTGCTGTCGGATGCTTTTAAGCCAAATGCAGTAATTGCATCGGTGACGATATCAGAGGTTGTTGCAAGATCAAGACCGTCTGCGGCGGCAAGTGACATTATACCGTCAATACCGTTAAGCATTGATTTAGTATTCCAACCAGCCATTGCCATATATTGTAAAGCCTCGGCTGATTCGGAAGCAGAAAACTTTGTTTTTGCTCCCATTTCTTTGGCTTTGTCGGTAAGGCTCTGCAAGTCTTTACCGCTTGCACCGCTGATAGCCGATACTTTCGACATTGCCGCCTCAAAAGATGAGCCTACTGTTGCCGCTGCTGTTGCTCCTGCTCCAAGAGTTGTAGCTATACCGGCAAGCGTTGTTGTTATTGCAGACACACCTGTTTTGGCAAGTCCTTTTAATTTATCAATACCTATTCTAAAACCACCGGTATCAATTTTGGTGTCAATTTTAATAGAGCCATCGTATGCCAATATCTCACATCCTTTACTGTGAGGTCATCGGCATCCAATGGCTCTACTTGACCTGATTATTTTTTATCGTTTAAAACGATTTCAAATAGCTTTTTACAGTTACGCCCTTTACAGTATGTAAAAATGCCCTTACACCTTGACGATTTGTCAAAGTAATATAAGGGCATTTCGTAACCGCAAAAAGGGCATTTAATTTTTTGTTTGTTTTTCAATTTATCACCTACGATAAATCATATTGATTTTTACTTGTTAATTTTGTTTTAACACTTAAATCTAATTCATTTTTCGGTACTTTAGAAGTGAATTCAAACTCAGCGTAACCGCTGGTTTCGCCTTCAAATTTATATACATATGTATTTATATAATAATCATCAGTTTCGTCTTTTGATTCTGATATCTTAGTACCTTTTCCGCCAACAATTTCTTCAACTTTAAATATGGTCATTCCCATATTTATTTGGTCAAACTCATCTTTGCTGATTCCTGACGGGTCGTTTTTAGCTCCACAGGCTGTGCAAGTCAATGCTAACAATGCAATAGTTATAAAGGATAGAATCTTTTTCATAGCTGTACCACCTCAATAAATTTTATATACACATTATACAAAATCTATATAAGTTCGTCAACTGATTTTCCTGATAACAAAGCCTCTTCAATCGCATTATACTTTTCCTGCACCGACAGCGGCAGAGGCAGGGCATAGAGTTTTTTCATTCGCTGATAAAAATTGCGGTCTGCCGTTGACATTTTAGGGGTAATCGGCATACTGCGATAACCTAAAATTTTTGTAAACATACAATCGGCACGCAATGACATAAACAATGCTCTGAACTTCCACCAATGCAAATTTGCATCGTTGAGGTCAATGCCGTACTGCTCTAAAAATGCCGCATAGATATAGCCGTCATCAAAATCGTAATCAAATACAGCTTTATCATTGCCACCGCCTGAATGCTTTTCGGGTGGTTTTCCACAGCGATAAAAGTTTAAAATAGCCTCGACTGTTTCTTCGTTCATCGGGCAAGGTGTTCTGAATACAAGCTTCTGAATTTCTGCGAGTATTTCAGCCGATAGTGTATCATCAATTTGATTAGTAAGTATAAGCTCGAATTTAATCCACACTCTAAAGTCGGTGTTGATTTTATAATCTACACCCGACACGGTTATTGTATCGGGTGTTTTGTCACAAAGCAGATTCATTACTTTGTCGCCGGTTTAAGTGTCTTTTTGTAATGATTGTACTGCTTATGCCTTTTGCCCCTGTGGTTGTTGTTCATTGCAATTGCTCTGCTTTTATACATACTACCGAGCTTTGAGCCGAAAGCATTAACAGCCTTGATGACATCCTCGTAGGCATTGATACAGGTTGTAAGGTTTACGGTTTCGCCGAAAACCTTTTTAGCCGTACCGTCACCAAAAACCTCATCAAAAAAGTTAAAAACAGCCGTACACTGAGCACGGATAAGCTCTGACTGGCGTTTGCCCTCGGGCTGTAAATCATTCATTGCCTTTGCCACATTATCGTGAGCGTGTTCGTAACGCTCCATAACGAGTGCATCGGCAACATCAATGTCAGGTAAATTTACACCGTTAATAACCATATTTTATGCCTCCGAAGTTTTTGCTGTAAATGTCTTTGTGGTTGTGTCAAAAGTACCCTCGACAGGATCTCCTTTTGCAAGGAAATTGCCACTGCAACCCATTTCGCCGTCATCATTCGTAAAACTTGCCACCTCGACTGCAACACGGATTTTACGTGCATGATATGTGGTCTTGTTACTGCCGCCTTCAACAGGCTGGTCAAGGTCAACGATAACATAATCTGTTTCGGCATCAGCTCCCACAAGCTGTTTCTCACCGATATTGATAATGTAATTGATTGCGTCCTGCTCACGGATCTGGTCAACCTCAAATGCCGTTGTCCAATCGTAACCGCTGATTGATTTTGTTGCAGATTTGTCGCAGACATACTTACGGCTCTTAGTCTGAGCCGCAGGTGATTCATCAAGTGTCTTTGCACCTACACCGAGCAGAGAAAAATTCGGCGACTTGTTTGTGCCGCCGCAGTCAAGATAATTCGCCTGCATACGCCTCTGTCTGATTACTTCACTCATTATTTGTTACCTCCAATTTTAGTATATTTAAGCTGGCACTGTATCTGATACCGTGCCGATTTTGTATCGTTGTCCATAACGTAGCCGCTTGACAGCACCTTGACCGACTGCGGTGTGCAGTTGTCAGGGAGCTTCGGCAGTCTGCCGTTAATGTTCTGTTCTGAAATCCATTCTTCAAGTCGTTCGTAAAACTCAAGGTTAGCCATATTAAGCACCTCATCAGAGCTGTAATGCTCACGCCCGGCAAAGATGAAAAGATACTGACATTTTGCCGAGCCGTCAACATAAGACTTAATAATCGGATTGCAGGGAACTACTTCAAGGCAGTAGTTTTCGGGCTCTTCGTCAAGATAATCAACATTAAGCTCATTATCAGAGTTCAAAACCTCGCAATCTGCAAACCAATTGAACAATGATTTTATGATTGTTTCTTTTTTCATTATTTTCCTCCGGCTTTTTCTCTCGCTGTTTTCAGAATATCCTGCAGGTGGTCGACTTTCATTCGCTCAAACCAGCACTTGCCACGCAAGCCGCCTTTGGCTGTGCCTTGCTTGCCACGTCCTGCATTGAGGTAGTAATTCCTGTTTGCATAAACAGCATTGTAAATTACCTCGCCGCTGCCGATTTTCGTACCTAAAATACCGCTTTTCTTAAGAAAACCCGTGCGGAACGGCACATAAGGGTCAGAGCGGCGAAGGACTTCGCTGTCAATTGCCTTTTGCACCTTACCGCACGGTGCAAGCCCACGGTCTTTAAGCATTGTTTCGGTAGTATTAAACAGGCATTTAACAATCATTTAACCACCAGCTTTATATGCTGTGAAAAGGGTGATGCGCTCAAGTTCTCCGTTACGGATACGATTTCAAGTGCATCAAAGTTTTTGATTATATCTGTAGAGCTTGAAACATCAATGTCCACAATGCCCTTAACGATATAATCACCTTTTTTCAGCGTGAAGCAGTTGAAGGTTTCTTCTACAGGCAAAGCCTTGTAGGTTGCTTTGTCAACGTAATGCGCAAGAGCAGCGGCAGGAACACGGATAATATAATCCTCGGCACGCTTGACTTCCTTGTCACCGACAAGGAGCTGATCCGTTCCGTGAAAATTTACATTCCGCAGCTCGTGCCTGCTCCAGACCTTTTCACGCCCCATTTGCTTACTGCAAAAGAGGGTAATGTCCGTATGATTTGTAAACATATCAGCATACCCCCTGATAGAGTAAACCCGTACCGCTCAGCTCCTGCCTTATAGCCGCAAGCATAGCGTTCTGCTCCTTGTACTTCAGCTCATCAACGTCATAGTCCTTGTATGTAACGCTGTAGCCGTCTGTGTTCTCGGACTTAATGCCCTGCGGAATGTTCGCAACGCTTGAACGTATTTCGTAGGCTGCTTCTGCGGCGGCGCATACTGCATTTTTGACTTCGTCCGTAACCTCTGTAATACGGTGCTGTGTTACGAACCTTACAAGCCTTTCGGCTTTTGCGGCAAAAACGCAGAACTCTGAAGACGGTATAAGCAATCCGCCGAAAGAATCAGAATAGTAGGTGTAGTCTGCATAAGCCATAACAGCACCTTATGAGAAATCAACAAGAAGGTTTTCATCAAGTTCTTTGATACCATAAATAATATCAAAGCTGACTGTATCCGTTTTCGTGTCGGGGTCATAATCCATAACAACACGAACACCTAAGCCGTTAGCTGATGCAATATATGATTTTGCAGCACCCATAGGTGTTTCAAGGTTTCTTGTAACAAGCGCAAGACCGTTACGGTGAAAACCAAGAGCGTGAGCCTTATTGATAACCTTAACATCTACAGCTGTATCAATTGTCGCAGGGATATTCTGATCAACAGTGATTGTTCCTGCACCGCTTGCGAGTGTTACGTCATCCTGAACAGTATAGAGATAACCATCAACAATAAGCTGGTCGCCTTTTTTGATAGTACCTGTTGCCGGAGAACCTCCTGATACTGTAAATACAGTAGTATCCTCAGTGCCTGTTACCTTATACTTTGTAACTGTTCCCGGTGTTACTGACTGATTTTCAGGGCAGTTCTGAGACATAAATGTTTCGCAGGTATATACCTTGCCGATTTCAGATTCTTTAAGTGCCTGTGAATCACCTTTATAGCTCTGTTTTGCAAAGTTATCAAGGGTGTTATACTTGTAAAGCGTAGTCGGAGGTAATACAAGGCGACGGTTATTTCTCGGTGCTTTTGAAATATCAAGTGCTTTACCTACACCTGCAATATCATCAATTACAGGCTTGCTTGATACTGTAGCAGTTTTTGCGGCTTTTTCAATTCCTACCGCCAGCAAATCGCTGTCAATAGCTTGAGCAATAGCCATAAGAGCAGGCTCTACTACCTGCTTTGAGAAGTCCTTGATGTCAAGCGAAAGCTGTTTTGATGTAATTTTAACAGTGACATCTCTGAAGCGGTCCATTTTTACGGTTACCGAACCCTCTGTTATGTCCTGCTGTGTAACCTTTCCTACAAAATTCTTTGCGACAAATTTTGCAGGCTTTCTGATTGTGATTGTGTCGCCAACCTCAACAAATTCATCTGAATAATCACGATGTACAAGGTTAGCCATTGTCAAATTGCTTTCGAGTACCATAAGTGCTTCGTTAGCAATAACCTGAGGTGTTAAAAATTCATTAGGCATTTAGAGTTCCTTCTTTCTTAATGAGTTCTGCGATATTCCTTATATTCCTCGTAGGACATATCTGAAACATCTTTTTTAATCTGTCCGGATTTTGCACCGGGCGTTGAGCCACCGAGATTAAGCTTCGGGTCAGGTTCTGCAGTCTTGAACAAAAACGGCTTCGTTGTCTTGAGCTTTTCAAGCTGTTCCGAAAGTCCTGAAATTTCGCCGTCCTCGCCCGGGGCAACTGTTGACATATCAAGGTTTGCTTTTACGGACACAACATCAGCTGCGCCTGAATCGGCTATTGCCTTTTCAACCGACTGCTCAAACTTGTAGTCGTTGAGCTTCTTTTCACCGTCAGCCTGTGCCTGCTCAAGCTTTGACTTCCACTCGGGGTCATAGTCTGCAAGGCTTGCGTTTGCCGTTTCAAGCTGTCTTGAAACATCATCATACTTGTTTTTGTCAACGTACTGTCCGCCGGCAAGGTTGCCGAGCTTGACATCTGCCGACTGGTTGACTTTTTCTGCGAACTGGTCAAATGTAAGTGCTTCGCCGCCAAATAAGGCTTTGAGCATTTCCATTAATTCCATTGTTTTTACCTCCTGTGTAATAATTTTTGAAATTGTGTGTTGACATTTAAAGGTCTGTCAGACCGTGCGTTTAAAGCTCCTCCGAGCGGCGTCGGTGTTTTAAGCTCTCCGACAAGAGCAATATTAAAAGCCCCCGGAAATCGGGAGCTTATAAACTGAAAATATGAAATTGTAGGCAAAAGTAAAAGGAGTATGTGTAATACCCCTTTAAAACCCTTTTAATTTCGTTTAATTTGCATTTAATTGAATTTGTGGTGTAACTTTACCTTTTCGATAGAAAATGCGATATAAGGCAAATTCAACCCATTCTTTTTTGTTCAAGAATAGTATCGTATATAAAATACATTTCACGACCCTTTTGATTCACAGTATCATCGTTGTCCATTCCTGAATCAACAGTTTCCATAGTTATCTCATCCTGAAAGTCACTAACATTGTCTACATCAAAATAGACCTTATCGTCCGTTTCTTTTATATTATTTACCATTTTGTATGCATAAGGAATGTGTTTTTTAAGAAAATCAAAATCTTTTTTCTGCAAAAAGAAAGTCATATAAACACCTACTTCAAATTGACTTGTATTAAATTACCATCGTGAGGATTAACTGTTACACCGCACTTATCAGTATAGTGTAAAATACTGTTGCCATTATGTGTGGATTTTGTTTTTCCGTTAATCAAAGCATCTTTAATATCATCTAACGGCACTCCGTTTCTTGTTCTATTCTCGTGGCTTGGATCGTTTTTTGTACCGAATACACGTTCAAGAAAATGTTTGCTTTGAGATTTTATTTCAATGTCTGCAGAAGTTGTTAGTCCAATCAGTTCAGTTTGAACCCTATTATAATATTCTTCGTATTTATCAAAACCGGTCAATGGAGATAACATACCTCTATCTACGGAATTTACATATTTTTTCAAAAGCTCATATCTTGCAGTATCATTATACTTCACTTTATAGTATTCTGCAAGTGTTTTGATATTATTTATGTTATGTTCACTACTCCAAGTTTTATAATGCTTATTTGCGGAGCTGACTGCTTTTTGAGCCGTACTCCTGCCAAAACTGTATTTTTGAACACGAGCATTATCAACCAACAATCCGGTTTTCTCACAAAATGCATTCATTTGAGCTTCTTGCCGTTTGAGCTTTATTGAGAAATCGTCAAAGTTATTTTTGATTGCTTTTTTCATAGACTCGCTTGATGTATTGTTAAAAAATTCATCTTGAGCGGCAAGGATACGTTTTGTTTCACGAATTTTCCGTTCCAACGCTCTCTGATACTGTTCGGCTTCGTAGAGCGTATGCATCGAGCCGTCCGGGAATTCTATATTTTCGGCATCAAGCTCTTTTAGGTCTTTTTCAGAATACATCCGGGTTGAACCCTCAAAGTACGGAAACCAGTCGTGCCGACAGTTCCAGCCCTTGAAGCCGTCACCTTCACCATAGCCTATGTCAGACAAGGAAAGATAACCTTTGCGACCGCTAAGGCTGACTATTTGTCCCTGCCAGCTTGCGTGGGAGGGACGTGCACCTGCGTGTGCTGTAATCTCCATAAGGTCACACCCCAGCTCACGGGCGTTTGCAAGGCAAATTTCGCCTGTTGTCTGACCTATTCCTGTCATAACATTACGGCGAACGGCAACGTCCAACCTGTCACGGTGTCCGGACGGATAAAGCACAAATGCACCTTCGGAAGCAACCTGTTTTATTGCGTCTACAATCGCCTGTTGTGGCGAAAACGCTCCGCTTTCGGATTTCATCTCAGCAAGAGTACAGGCGTTTATAAAACCTGTCTGTGAGGTAACAGCCGTTGTTCGTGTAAGATTGCTTAAGTTGCCCGAGGTCTTTTTGTAGCCTGCTTCAAGCGTTTGCATTTGTGTAGCGGAAACCTTAATCGACTTCGGATTCAGTCCGTTTGCACGATAAATTTCATTGTCATACTCCGTTGCGGTCACCGCCGCATCTTCAAACAGCTTTTGCAACTGTTCTTCGGTTTTGTCGGTGTACTTCGATAGTGATTTCAGAATATCGGAGTTCAGAGTGCCAAGCTCCTGCATTGCGTTAAGCTGTAATTTGCCTGTTTCGGTAATAACACCTGTCTTGCTGATTCGCCTTGCAACATCTCGGACTATTTTCTCCTCAAGCTGTGAATAAAGTTTCAGAATATCATCGGCACAGTGAGCGAGCTGGTCGGGTGTCAGCATTAAGTGCCACCTCCACCGAACAAGCCGCCGCTTTCAGGTAACATTTCCTGCGCTTGGTCGTCATCCACACCGTAACGCCACTTGAGATAATCGGTCTTTTTGCGGATTCCGCTGTTGACCTCATTGAGCTGTATTGCCTGCTCCTTGTCCTTATCTTCAAGCACGCCGTCGCCCCAATTAAAGCTAACTTCGTACTCTCCGCTTGGAGCAAGATTACAGGCATCAGCCATAGCATTGCACGCATATATGTAGTCCTCAAGTACAGCCTCAAGCGAGTGCTGCATATCAGACACAGCTGTATAGCTACGCTGTTTTGATGCTTTGATTTCTTCCGCTGTCTTATCTACATTTTGTGGGTTTGACAATGTGCCGTAAGCAAGGGAGCAGTTAAATTCAATCTGCCTTTTGATTTCATTCAGACCTCTTGCATACGCTTCATCACGCAAGGTAGGATTATAGACGTTGTAAAAGGCTTTGCCTTCGTCATCGGAGGAAACGGCAAATTTTCTGAACAGACGTTCTCTTGTTTCGGGCATTTCAAAACTGTTTGTTTCTTTACCGTCAACTGTAGGCTTTTTTCTCAAAACCTCTTCGCCTGCGTGAACTGCAAGCTCGCCGCCTTTATACTCCCACAAGTACCTGTCCCACTGCATATCGGCTTCCTTGAGCTGCTTTACTGCTCGGCTGTAAACCGATACGCCGAGCGGACTGTCTTTATCAATCTGATTTGCAAACGGCACTCGCCAGAAAGCAAACAGAGGACGGTCAACGCCCTCTATTGTGATAATCGGTTCAAATCCGCTCCATATTTTAAATTTTTCCGGGTCTGTTTCCTGACCGAGCGAATCGTAGGAGCGTGACACAAAAAAGTGACTTTCTATTGTGTGACTGCGTGTTTCGTAGTCATAAACCTGTTTTTCAAGACGGGTGTAATACCATTCGCCCTTGCACTGCTGATTAATGAAAATCGCACCGGTAATATGTTCGCTGTCATAATGTATCGGAATGAAGTTGTCCTGCGTAATGCAGTCGGGCAGGATAACACCGTTCTTGACATACGGCTTGAACACAATGCCACCGCAGGCACAGCCTGATTCAAGTTTTATTCTTAAAACATTTTTCAAGCGTTCATACTGCTTCTGTAAAAATTCTGCACGTTCAGAGCCTGTTATTTCAGATTCAAATTCAATCATAATCAACCGAGCAAATTCCGAGGCTACGGAAGCACCGAGGTTCAACGTCTTGCCGTGACAATCCTTTTTCCAGAACGGCTCATCGTGATATATTCCGAGCCAGTCTTCCATAGCGTCGTCCATATTTTCATAGAGGTAACTGTCGTTGACCTCTTGCGGAAACAGCTTATTTGCGAGGTTTCGCAGCCAGTCTGAAATTATAAATGTTCTTTTGAATTTTCTCAATCGGTGTTCCACCCCTTATACTTGAATTTTCTCTTAAGAATCGTTGAACAGAAATAGCGTGTATCGTCCATTGCGTGGTCGTTTTCCTTAATAACCTTGTCTTCTTCTGATTTATCATCCCAACGGTACATACCGAATTCTTCCTGTGAGGCTTTGCAGTCAGCTCCGATTTTCACAAGTCCGTTTTTAAGCATCTGACCTGTGATTCTGATACCGTTTATAACGTCATTCTTTGCATTCTTCGTGTAAAACTTTCCGTGTCTGCGGATAGTTTCCTTAAAGGATGCAGCGGAAGGGTCTATAACAATATCTTCTATGTAATGGTCGCCTGCGAGCTTTTTAAGCTCTGCGTAATGCTCTTCATCGGTGCGCTGGTAACCTTCTTTACGGCTGTTGTAGTATGATTCCTTAACTCTGATTGCTTCCTTGTCGGTCACGCACCACAAACCCATACTGCAAGGGTTTATAGTACCGTAGTCTACGGATATATACCATTCGCCCTTAAGGTCGCTTTCTTTGCCGTGCCACAAATTTTCTTTAATATGGTCGTTAAAGTCCTGATAAACAAGACCTTCGGCAATAACCCATTCGCCGAGAATGAAACGGCGGAAGAACGTTCCGACATAAAGGCTGTAATACCTCTGCTTGACCTTTTCGGATAAGCTGAGGTTATCGTCCATAAGAAAGCTAAGCCGCAAAGCGTGTTTTTCATCCGCCTTTAAAACCCATTCACGGTAAAACCAGTGATTAGGATTATCGGGGTTGCAGTTGAACCAGAACCTTGCACCCTCAATAGAGCAACGGGCAAGACCCTGCTCAACGAAGGAACGAGGCATCAGAGCAACCTCATCAAAAAGAATTCCTGCGAGCGTAACACCCTGAATCAAGTCCTGCGAGCTTTCGTCTTTACCGCCGAAAATATAGAAGGTGTTTGTTTTGCCTTTTTTGCTGACGGTCAGGAGATTTTCACTGCGTTTGTCCTTGATATTGTAGCGACCGCTCATCATATTAATAAGCGGCTTTATTACGTTTCTGCGGCAAGAGCCTACAGTCTTGCCGCATATGGCAAAATTGCAGTCCGAGAAATTTTCCATAGCCCACATCAGAAACGATATAGACATACTGACAGTTTTTCCCGAACGAACAGATCCGTCTGCAATTATCGCATCATATTTATCCTTTATCCCGTCAACTTTCCACCAGCTAAGTACTTTTAGCTGCTTTCTCGAAAAAGGCTTAAATTTCATCTTTAAAAGCCTCCTTGCCTGCACCTTCGAGTGCCTCAATCAATCCGTCGTCAACGGTTTCTACTGTTTCGGGCTTGAAGTAATCCGCATACAGCTTAACAGCCCGTGTGTCGCCGTTCTGACATTTTTTAATCAGTGCCTGCCGAATTGCCGTCAGCTCATCATTTTCATATTTTGCAATTAAAGCATTTAACTTTTTGCGAAATTCCCTTGATTTTACAACTCCATAGGACAGAGCAAGTGATTTTAAATCTTCAACAATGTTAAATTCCTGCTTTGTGTTTGTATCCTTGAGCAATTGTTCAAGTTGTGACAGCTTATTCATTTTGCACCTTCTTTCTTTTTTGCATAAAAATAAACACCTGTTAAAAGGTGTTTAAAAGCATTTTAATGTATATAAAAAAACAGCGGTTTGTGGTGTTAATTTTAATGTCAGCCATATGAACTAATTACTGGAGGGATTATCCATGGACGAACAAACCGCTGTTTTTAACTTAGGTATGCTCCGCCATCCGCTAACTTGAGGTTATCGGTAGCTTTGCTGTATGTCAGCCGTGTCACATCAAGCAGAGACGAATCAATCCGCTGTCTGTTCGGGCATTTGTTCGGTAAACGATACTGTAAGCTCAGTCGGCTCACCTGCAAGGGTAATTTTGACCGTTGCTTTCTTGTATCGTTTCTGTACTTTCACAATTTTATCTTTATTCTCAGCCAAAAATCCGCTGACAGTTTCGTAATTATTGTCAGTAAATTTAAGCACCGAGGGAGTTTTCAAAAGTTCGCTTAAAGTTAGAATAAATTTAGACTCTTTGTCAGTTAGAGGAATAGGACTTGTACCGCCGCCGAGTAATCTGATAATGTGTGGAATACCTTTGAATACATAATACTTTGACCACTCATAGTCCATACGGACAAATACATAGCCGTCAAAAAGTATATGCGGTTGGGTTATCCACTTGCCTTTTGAGCGTATCAGTTTGTTTTCAATCGGCACAATGGCATCATAACCACGATGTCGGAGCTGTTCCGCAACAGCATGTTCTTGTCCTGCGTTTACATACAAAACATACCACTTGATGTTCATCGTCCTTGCTCCTTTGCTTTGAGCTTGTTGATTTCGTCCATAAGCTCGTTGTAGAGCCGTGGATTACTTTTCTTGATAGTGTCATAAAGCAGGCTCTGATTTTCTTCGAGGGCAAGTATCTTGTCTGACTTAACGTCCGTGTCGGTCTTACGCTTGTATGTTACTGCTCTTGCGAGGGCAGTAGCCTGTCTTAAAAGGTCTTCGGCAGACACTTCATCGAATTGTCCTTCGTCAAGTTTTGAAATGGCATCAAAAACCTTTTGTGATGCCATTCTCAAAATAGCCTCTGCAGGGTCAATTTCAGGATAACGCTCGGTTTCGGTGAGTATCATTCTGAAATTTTCCTGTGCGATTCGTAACTGCTGAGCGTTCGCCAAAAACCTTGATGCGTAACGGCTGACTGCCGCCTGTGACAGCTGTTCGCCGTTTTCTGCAAGATAGGATACAATCTCACGATATGTCTGTCCGCTTACAAGCATCTGATCTACGGTGTCTTTGAGGTCAGAGGGCAGTTTGTCGATTTTTCCGCAAGCTCTGCGGTTGTTTCTGCTCACAATCACACCTCAACCGAGTTATCAGTAACCGAACCTTCGAGGAGCTTAATGCCCTTTGATGAGAGTTTTGCCTCAAGTTCTTCATACGGCACATCTGCGATGTCGGCAGGCTCTTTTGTTTTGATATGACGGAGCAAGATGTATTCCGACAGAAAGAGGTAATTAACAGATGACAGGAAGTCATGTTCTGATACATTGCTGATTGCAAATTTGACATCAGACAGTTTTTCATAATTCACATGAAGTATGTTAATAGTTCTCAAAATCTGTCCGTTGTTCTGCACGAAGTTTCTTGCTTTGATTTTCTGCATATATACCTCAGCATCGTTAGTCATTATTGTTACCTCCTCTTAAAAGTTCCAAAATGAGCTTGTTTTGTGTCTTTATTTCGTCCTTAACCTCGTTTATAGAGTTGTAATAATCCTTTTTTGTAAGGCAGGTGTCCTTGATTTGCTCAACATCAGTTTGCAACTTGCTGATAGATTTGTTGACATCGGTTTTAACATCTTTCAGTTCGCCTTTTGTTACATAGGACAGCTGAATTTCTTTGATTTCCTTGTCGTGTCTATCCGCTTCGTTAATTGTTCTTTTGAGAAAAAAGCTGATAATAGCTATAGCTCCCGAAATTATAAGTCCAAAGAGCCACCAAGTGTCTGCCGCAAAGTTCATAATAAATTACTCCAAAAAAAATAAGGTATCATTAAGTCTGTAACTTAATAATACCTTATTAGTTCATATTACCGTAGAAGATAAATTTCCTATATTTTATTCAATAACTTATGTTTTAATATCGTCAAAAATGCTTAACTGACCGTCAAGTCTATCGTTTGAGCAAATAACTCTAATGTACCGCTCGGACAAATCGTATTCTTTTGCAAGCTGACTACTGTTATAACCGTTGTACTTTGCTTTAATTTCAGCGTTACGCTCAATTTTCTGCAATTCACTGTACTTTTGTATGTAGACAGTATCGCCTCCGAAGATTTTACATAATTCAATATAGCTTTCAATGCCTATTGTTTCGGCTATATCCCGTTGTGTACCTACCAAATCATCAAGATTGATTTTCACCAGCCTTCCTCCTTTGAGCACTGTCAATGTACTTTTTAAGTTTTTCAATCAAGGTTATGCCCTGATTATATGTCAGCCACCTAAAAGGCTGCTTTGATGTACAGTCAATTTTCAACTCCTTTTTGATGATACCACAGAGCCTGTCACCGAGCTTTGCTGTGGTAGGCTCTGTATCATATTTTTCGAGCTGATACATCAACTGCCAAACCTTCCTGCGTTGACCGTCTGACATTTTTCCTCTGCCGCTGTCCTCGTACTTTTTCTTTTTGTACGGTTTCGGCGGCTCTGTAAGATTCTGCAATTTAAGCCTCTCGGCAAGCTCAGATACAACCGTTTTATACTCATTCTCATCAAGACTGCGTATGCTTTCCTTTTGAGTAAGACGATAAACAATCGTGTGCAGCATATCGTTTTTGTTGCCTGATTCTAATACCCCGAGCCGTGCCGCCATTGCGTATATTCTTTGCGTTTGCTGAGGTTTTAACATACAAAACACCTCATCAAACCAAAGAGCTTAAAGATATCTTTGTGCTGTCCTCAACAACAAAACTGCTTTGAATTTTCATAAGAATATCATCAATATGACTTTCGTCCATTCCGTTGACGGTAAGCAAATTCTTAAAATCCTGCCATACAGCCGCCTCTGAAATGAGGTAGGCATACTCTTTTGCATCGTCCTCCGAAAGGTTTGTGAACTTTAAAATGTTGTTTACATCCTTATCGTAGTTAATGCCCTTGCATTTCTTGACAAGCTGTTTGCGTTCGTCATCAGATACACCGTTCATCTGTTCAATAACTTCTTTGACGGTGCATCTTACAAAATTGCCCTTCCACAAACCGATGAGCATTCTTTTTGCCGGAGCAGAGAGGGAATATTCTGTCTTTTCCGTAACCGCATCTTTGTATGCTTTGCCAAAAATTGAGAGCAAAAATGAGTTGTATGTAATTTTGAGAGATTCCGAAGTTACCGCTGTAAGCTCTGATTCTGTGCCTGCATAATGGACACTCTTATATTTGGTGTTTTCAAGGTCTTCCGAGCACTGCATAATAATCTCTGCTTCGAGTTTATCTTTGCGTGCCTTGAGCTTGCTCATATCTGCTTTAATGCCTGCAAGCTCATCAATCTGCTTTTTTAAATCAGTCATCTGTTTTATCCACCTTTGCAAGTAATTTTTCGGCACATTTGCGGCAGATGATAACATTATCTGCAATGATTACATTTTCAACTGTACCGCAAAAGCGACAACAGGGAGCGGACGGTTTAATTGTAACAGTGCCGTCTGTACTTGTTTCAATGTCAACAGCATTGCCCGGAAACAATCCTGCTTCGCCTCTTATCTGCTTAGGCAGAGTAATAGAGCCGTTTTTACAGATTTTCTTTGATGTTTTCATATAAATTGACCTCCTGTTCAATATGTATTGTTGTCCTCACTCTGCATTCATACGGACTTGTGACCGTTCCCGTTGGCGGAAGTTGCATTAAGGTGAGCGGATTATCTCCGCTCATTAACCTCTTTTATTGCACATATAAAGCCTTCTAAAGTTCTATCTGCAAAAGTTTTGCCCATATTTTTTTCGAGCTTTTTTATAACTTCAATTGTTAATGTCCCTATTTTTCCAAGAATATCGATAGCATTTCCTGTTACAACAGAGTCGGTTGTTTTGTCAGAATTTTCAACCGAAATTATTACTACCTTTTTTTCACAAACAGCGGTTTTGGCTTTTTTAGCAAACGAATCTATTATCGCACCACTCAATTCATTTCCAAATTCAACTGTGTAATCTTCCATTTTTATCCCTCCAAAACTTAATAAAATTCAATGCTTTCATTGTTATCAATAAAGTGTTTTTTCATTTTCTCAAAGTTTGTCCAGTATGAAAAATACTCATTGTAACTAAACTTGTCTTTAAGTTCCTGCTTAGCTTTCTTGCTACGAGCTCCGTAAAGCTTGTAATCCTTTTCGGTAATTATTGACCGTTTTTTACAGCAACAAAATCTCCTGCGTTCTTCGCAGTCTTCCATAAGCCACTTGCCCCTAAATTCATCATTGACATAAAAGGCAATAGCGTTCTGAAACTGTGACTTTTGTGTAAGGAACAAATGCACTTTATACCCGTCAATTTTAAGTGTTGTTCCCCGTGACATAACAAATTTCAAAGATTTATCAACCTTTTTCCACTCTTCTGCGGTCATTATTGTTACCCCTCCTTCTACTTTTTTTTACCTTTCGGCTTTCGCCACGGATCATCCAACCAACCCAAACAAGCAGGAGCACCATAGGCACAAAGCAAATTTCTCCGCCTGCTGTAAAGCTCCTTGTACCCATTTGACCGAATGCGGCAGCCATTACTACTCCCGTGCTGAACCCTGCGGCGAGCAGTAACACAATTTTTCTTAACGACATTTTAAATCCCTCCAAATATTGTTTAAAACACCTTGATACGCATAGCTTTTGCCATTGCTATTAAGCCCTCATAGGTTATGTTTCCATTGTCTACGGCATTGCCAAACACATTGCTTGCTCCTCTGATACCCTGTTCAGACCTTGCAATGCCAAGTAAAAAACTTACTGCTCGTTCATCGGACTTAACGGCAGGAAACAACAGCTCAATGTCGGTGTTTTTAATTGCTGATGTATGCCTTACTTCGGTAAGTTTTGTACGGTTACGAATCTGAGCGAACGCTTCTTTGCTTTTGCCGGTATTTGTAACGGTTTCAATGTTTCCGACAAGGCAAATGCCAAGCTGTGGGTTGCTATCAAAAAAAGCTCTGATAGCCTCAATGGTTTTAATCGGCAGATGCTGTGCCTCATCAATGATGAGTACCTTGCGTTCACCTTCAAAGCTATCTGCAAGTCTTAACCACATTTCATCTTTGCGACCTGTTGCGGTGATTTTCTGTGTTCTGCAAAGCAGTTTTAAAAAGGCACTCAAAGTTACTAAACAGGGGTTTACGGACACATAAATTGCTGTTGCAGGATAATCTTCTGCATACTTTTTACAAGCCATTGTTTTTCCTATGCCTGCATCGCCACACTCTATGGCAAGACCGCCCTTGAGATGACACAAGCGTATCGTGTCATAAACTTCCGTGCTTATACTTGTAGGCTTGTAGCTGTTGAGCACCTGAGCTGATTTGAGATTCTCTGCAGCGGCTTTTGTTTCAAAAGTCTCTGTTAAAAACTTTTCAAAATCACTTAAATTACCGTTATAACGGTTGTTCAAGTAGGTTGACAAAGTCGCTGCTGACTTTCCGAGAGCTTTTGCGGCTTTGGTTTGAGAGCCACATTCTTCAATAAAGTTCCTTAATTTCTCCTGTAATTCAGGGTTGGCTGACATTATTTATTCCTCCTTCTGTCGTTGTTCAAGATTTCTTATCATTTTTGCCTTATCTATCGTTACGATATTCGACTGACCAACTGCCATAGGCAACTGCTCTGCCGTTTCATCGGCACGGTGTACTGATATAACCTTCGGATTGATTTCTTCGGCATTTGCTTTGTTTTCCTCAGCGGTTGCAAGCACAAGATTGAGTGCTGTCTCTTTGCCAAATGCGGTAATCTGACTTGCCTTGAGTTCCTGTTTGGTGAGTTTTTCAAGGCTTTTAACTTTACGCAATGCCTGAGCAACCGCATCTTTAGATGCTCCATATGCAAGGACTGCTTTGTTGTCCGTTGGAGCGGTCATTATATAGTTATCATCAAGGTCATATATTCTGACTTTGGATATATCCTCAGGATCATATCGACAGTAAACCGATTCGCCGAAATGGTTCAAGATGAGATCATCGTTGTAGTAGTCGATTTTTTCTCCTGCTACAGTAAGATGTACGCCACGCCTGCCGACTTTCTGACTTCTTGTGCTTCTCATTAACATCAAGTTGAGGTCAAGCTCTGAGGCAACTCGCTTTTCTTTAAGTTGTTCTCTGTAAACCTGCATTCGGCTTTTACCGCTGTCTGAGCTTACCGCTCCACTGTAAGGCTTTTCATTCATATAGTAGGTTAAGATGTCCTCGACCGCCTGAGTAAACTCATAATCTGTGGGTATGTTGTCGGTGTCCTTGATTACCTTTTTAAGTCTTTCGGGTCGCTCTACAACATTACCGCCTGTATAAGTCGGAAACAATCTTGAAAGCCTGTCCTTGACATCTCGAAATCGTCTTTCAATGATTTTTGCCTTAGCATTTCGTACTATAGCATTTGTCATTTTAATGCCCAGCCGTTCAAAAACGGGTGGAGGAGCAAATTTGTCTTTTTGACTCTTTTTCAATCTGTGACCAAGTCCGCCGACATCGAAAGTCAAAAACTCTCGACCGTTATCTACATATATATTTTCGGGGATTCCGTATTTTACAATACCTTTTCTCAAGGCAATCAGTGTAGCCTGCGATGACGGTGCATCGGTTACATAGCAACCCGTAAAAATACCCGAACGAGCATCAAAAAATGCTGTAAGATAAAGTCTGTGGATACTGCCATTTTCGCCTTTGGTTTGTACATCAAATGTGTGGTTATCTGCGATCCACCATTCGTTTGATGCCATACCTTCGTAAGTTCTGCGTATGTATGGAGCACATCGGTCACGGAACGCTTTCATACCTTGTCGTCCCATAATTTCAACTGGTTTAGGTATCGCCGTTTGTACTTTGCGATAAAATGATGCGTAAGCAGGGAGTGGTAATAGCTGTGGAGCTTCTCTTTTAATCCACATTTCTGTGTATTCGTAGCACGCTTGGATAGGGTGTTGTGCTTCGTCAAGGTAAAAACTTAAAAAGCATTGCCACACTTCTTCGGGGATTGACGATGTACCTTTTTTCCAACTTCCACGATTGTCAAGCAGTCCTGCAAGATCATCGGCTTTTAAAGCCTTTTTCTTTCGGTACAAAATTCCCTTTGATATGTTAAGGTCGGGATTAGCGACCTTTTGCAGTTGTACAAATTTTTCGGTTGCAGGTACTTTCTGTAACTTTGATGTTGCACAATACTCATCCCAAGCATTAAGTATCCTTATCCATTCGGCAATCTCTTCACGCTGTACCGCCGAAAATTCATCAAATTCCTTGTGGGGTCGCTCCGTCTTGCGTTCGGGGAGCAAATCCTCAGGAATTGCTATTGCGTGCGATTTGTAGTATTTAAGCTGTTCCGAGTGGGATAGTTCATTTAAAGGTATCAAATATTTTTTGCGGTTGTTTTGGTTTATTGTTTCATCACCCTGAAGACTTCCATTGTTTATGAGCATTTTTACATATCGTTCAGAGCAACCTTTTATCCCAGCAACTTCCTTTGCCGTTAGATAAATCAAAAAATCACATCCTTTTGACCTGCCATCATCAGAGCAGGGAGGTCATTTCCTGCTGACCGCCTTGCGGCGGTTTCGGCTTTGTGGTATTATTAAAAAAAGGTGGTGAACTGTATGGATATAAATTTGTTTGATATAGCGACAAGTGCAACATCGTTTGCTAATATACTCTTAACAGAGAATCTAAAGAACGACAATAATTTCTCTGTTAGTACTTTAGAACAAATTAAGAAAAATATTTTTGAAACAAAGTATGCCAATGATCATGCAACTAATATTGCAATCGGTGCTATACTTTCATATCACGAACAATTAAGAGCAAAATTACTTGAAGAAGCAAATATTGATATCGGCGAAATCAAGTCTTAATTTTTTTGATTCGTTTTATTGCTTTTGCAATATCTTCCCGAGTATAACCGTAGTTTATTAAGTTGAACTTCCGCTGACATCTTTTGATGTTGGCGGATTTTTTTAGTTTTACAACTTCGTCAGGTGATAATCCTGTTTCCTCGTATTCGCAAAGTTTTTGCAGTACTTCTCGTGTCTGACCTACCGACAATTCAGCCGGAATGAGATGTTTGCTTTCTTCTCCAACATAAACAGTAGTTTGACACAGCTTTTTTGTTAATCTGTCCATAAGTCCTCCTTGATGTGACATTCCTTATTTGTGTAGTGCGTACATTCTTCAACTGTGCAATCTCGTGGCTGTCCCGTATCAAGAATGTAATAACAAATCGAATAGCCTTTGTTGTTACTATGGTTTAATGGTCTGCGGTGTCCGCACCCTTTACAGCGAGGGTTCACTTTATTACACAAAATGCTCTCTCCATAAATTCTTTGGCAGCGGCATTTCTGCTTGCAAAGTAACTGCCGCTGTAAGGATCTCCGTCTTTGTCAAGCCACCATACAACCCAAGGCTCAACTGCATTTGGGTTGTGAGCCATAACAACACGGTTGTTTATGTTGCCGATTATTTTGTATCGGTTAATTGTTTTGCCTATCAT